CTTTCATAAAGCCGTCTTTCTGCAGATAGTTATAATACGCTTCGAGGTTGTTGATTTTTCTTTTCATTGCTTTGGGTTTAGGGTTATTTGTTAATGATTTTCCACTCTTCCTCTGTAGGTTCTCTTTCTTCGTCACAATATTCACACCTCATTTTTGTATATTTCCTTGGAGCTGTGTGAACTTGCTTAAACTCATGCTCTCCGCCGTTCATGCATGGGGCTTTTTGTGCATCGTAATCAAAACTTATACTTGTTGTGAATGCAAAATCTTTATCGCAATCATAACAATGTTGCTGAAAAGTTACACCTTCTTCATATCCATAACCATCATCGTGATTAATTACTTGACCTTCTCCGCAATATGGGCACTCTACATCTGTATACATACTATTTCATTTAGGTTTAAATTTCTACTACAACAAATTACGTAAATCAAAACCATTAAATCAAAACTAAGAGTATGTTGTAAAACACATTCAGAAAATAAGGCAAAGAAAAAGCGCCCACCTGAGAGGTGAGCGCCTAAACCATCAACAAAATAAACCCGTAATGAATGAAACAAGGAAACCCAATCCTAATTACGCTTGCAAGATAGGGCTATTTATTTAATTCCGACTCAGTAATGTAATATTTTTTATCTATTCCTATCGCGTATCCTTTTGAGCGTAGGAAGTCAGATTCAAAAGAGTTTAAAAGCATTTCATTTTCCTTCATTGAAAATTCATCAAACTCCCATTGTCTACAATTACTAGTTCCATTTAATTCTTTTAAATCCTCATCTGAAATATCCTTAAGCTCTTTGAGGATTAGTTTTGTGTTATTTAAATATAAAGCGTGGGATATTGTATTTAAAAAATCAAGATTGTGTGGTGTTACTTTTTTAATATCACCTTTCTTGTGCCAGTTTATTGTGTTTAAAGGCATTACATATTCACACCCTAAATACCTTCCAAACCAAGAAATTTTGTCGTTCATCCTGTAAGTTTTTATTTATGAAATAATTTAATTTGCTTTCTAACTTTGACTATGGAGAGAGCAAATACATATTTGTACCATCTACTATCACATGATCTGTAATTCCTTTTGCATGCTTCTAAAACTCTAAGCAATCCATCTTTCGACTTCCCTTCAGTCTGGAAGAAGATAAACCATAAATTATGTAGTTGTAATTTTCTGCAAGCCCAATTTAATGGAGCGTATATTAAGATGCAAAGTAGAACTAAATAAGTTAATGGGTTTGTGTATATTAAAAAATTATCAACAGTTATATTAAATCTCATATGCCTAATTTTAAAATTGTTGTAAAAATGATGTTTTATTTGGCTTACTCATCCACTCGTAGAATTGTTCTATAGTGTAGACTTGTGGCGATCTTGGATAGATTGCACGGCTTGATATTTTTGGCTGTCCAGTTTGTCTATCAATATGAAACGACACAGAATGTAGTACATTATCTCTCATACCCTCAATTAGTCTGTAGTAAATACATTTATGATGATGCCTAACGTCGTCAACACCTGAACAATTCACATTATCAAGCCACATAATAAAATCCTTCTCCGCTTTCTGTAATTCAGTCATATTATTTCTTTTTACGTCTTATTGTTTTTATGCCTTGAGTAACTGCCTCTACAGATATACTATCATGCCACACATATAACTGTATGCTTTCTAGGCTTTCACTGCGTGAATCATCCTGCCATCCTTTCAACTTCATTAATTTGATAATCTCATCTGCATGATCTAAAATTTGCTTATCAATTTGGGCTCTAGTCAATTTCTTTCTCATCTGGTTTATTATTAGGATTAATACTAAAACAAAAATAGTGAGGCTTGTTCAAAATCTCGCTATCCAAAGACATGTTATAAAGCATAACAGTTAGGAAATGCCATTCTTCGAACGGCTACTTCCTTTTGTGTTGTGTTTCATTTGCCCTCCCACAATTCGCCTTCATAGCAAATTCGGTTCAATCCTTTTTCAGCGTAGTAACTTCCAACATTACAGTCATTCATGCACGTATGGTCATCTTCGCAATTAAATCGGCAGTTCTTGCACGTTTGTTTAGGCTTCTTCTTGCCACCGCGCAAAAACGAAAACACAACACTAAATATAAATAATAAAAATTTACTACGTTTTGCGCTAATTATAAACGCTCTACATAGCTTTAACCAAGCTAATTCAAGTATCATAAAAGCTCCCTGTGCGGTATCCAAGCTTATTAGTAACCTTTGATGTAAATTGTAATATGGTTTTTTCATTTCCGTAAATTTTTAAAATTCATATTCTTGTCCATTACCTACAATATAGGCTTAGTTCGTGCATTTTATTAAAGTCATTGCTTAACCGACCGTATTTATTTTTTCCTTCCATCTTTTCGTTGCTTTAAACCAATTCGCAATAATTCTCTAATCTCTCTATTTACATTATCTTCACTATATTTTTTAGAAGATTCCCGAACTTCTTCTAAAAGTTCGGGTTGTAATCTTATTTGATATGGTATCATATTACTTCTTAATATGGTTAGTAACTTTATCAATAAGCAATCCTACGTCTGCATACATCTTTTGTGTTTTTACTGCTTTAAAAGCATACTTAGTTTTTAATAATTCAAGGTCGTTAATTAAATCTTTAACCTTAGCTTCATCACCCTTGTTAAGTTCGTCTTGCAGTCTTTTTTCTTCGTCTGCTTTTGCCTTTTGCTCTGCTTCCTTTTTAGCTTGTAATTCAGCTTCAAGTTTTTCACGTTTTATTCGTTCTTCTCGCTCAATCTTTTCTTTAGCATCACGTTCAGCTTTTAGTTTAGCTTCATATTCAGCACGTTCTTTCTTTTCTTTTTCCTCACGTTCTTTTCTTTCGGCTTCTTCTTTTGCTAATCTTTCTTTTTCAGCTTTTAATCTTTTATCAGCTTCTATTTTAGACAACCTTTCACGTTCTTCTGCTTCCGCTTTTAATTTAGCATTCTCTTTTCTTATACGTTCTTGCTCTTCTTTTTCAGCCTGTATTTTAGCTTGTCTTTCTTTTTCCGCATCCAGTTCAGCTTGTATTTTATCTAAGTGAGCTTGTTTTTTTGTAGCTAAATAAGATTCCCAAACATCATCTTCCATATTTGCTAAATCTCTTTCACTTGCATCTTCTACAAATTCAGACAACAAAGAAACCCTTTCAGATTGTATTTTGGCAATCCTTTCTTTTTCTAAGTTTTCAAAATGCTTTTCAGCATCCATTAATTTTTCTTCCATTTGTTCGTTAATAGCTCTTTCCTTATTCTTAATAGCATCAACAAACTTTCCGCCAGTCAAGAAAAACTCTTTATTGGTTTTGTGCCATTTATCTATTCCTTGTGTTCTGTTTTTTACTATTGCTAATCTTAGTTTTTTAAAAGTTGGTAAATTTTCTTGAGTTAGTTCTAATTTAGATACTTCTTCAAATTCTTTAATAAGTAGTTCTCGTTCTGCTTTTACTACTTTTAAACCTACGGTTAATTCATTTGCTTTTGCAGTTTCTAATCCGTAATCTTCTGCTTTAATAATTTCTACTTTCATTTATTAGTTTATTTAATTAATATACATTTACAATACAAATATAGTACTATTATTTTAGTTTTGCAAAATAATTTTGCCAACGCTCAAAAAAATAAATACTAAATTTGTGCTTTTAATTTAGGTTATTGCTTAAAAACGCCTATACAGTAGGTAACAATGTATATAACCCATTGCCGAAAAAGGCAACGTGCCATATACTCAACGTTAGGCGTAATGCTATGCGCTTTCTATATCATCCAATATTTTTACTTTTCTTTCATGTAATTTTTGGTTAACTACAATTCTAACCGCATCTATAATATCTTGATCTTTATTGTGATCCAACGTAAAACTATACGCGCGCTCACCACCATCTTCGCCTCTTATTTCTATTTTGCAAAATTCAACAGTATTGTCGAATCTTTGTATCTGTTTTTCCTCACGCTCTATTTGTTCAATCTTACTTGCAATTTCTTTAGCCTTCTCTAGTTTCATAATATTTGTATAAAGCACATACGCCTAACAAGCGGTAATAAAGCATGCTATTAGTCTATATGTGAAATTTAAAGCGTAGTACCTCGGCACGCTTCATACCGCCAATACATTATATGTAAGGCTAATCGAAATACTCAACCTCATATACTCCGTTCTCGTATCTATATTTTAATTCCCCATTTACATCTACACCATACGCACATACATAATTTTGTTCGGCATCCACTCCGAAATCGCTAATGGCTGTTACATTGTCTTTGCCTACCTCGTGAATTTTAATCCCACTCACTCCGTTGGTTGTTAGTTTCTTTATTTTTCTCATTGTGAATTTGTTTAGTACCGCCCAACATACAACAAGCGGTCATAGTTAATAAAGCCAATTAAGATTAGTATTTCATAGGTTGCGGTGTGGGTGGCTTTGCTAACCATACCGCAAGCCGGTTAGGCACAATCAAGACACCGCCTTTACAAAGGTTATAAAGTCTATATAATAAACTGCTCTATCCATTCTGTCAATCCACCCCACAATATCACCAGCTACACTTAGGCAATATGGGAATTTATCTTTTATTCTCATATAGTCGACTACTTGTTTGCCTTGCCCATCGCACCACGCTATTACATAAGCTAATTCATTTTTGTTATTGCACACAATCACAGAGTTATGTCGCTCTAAAAAATTAACTGTGCCTAACAATGCATAAGAATCATTGCCTTTTGGCGGTGTTGTAGTTCTATCTTTATTTGGTTGCTGTATCATATTTTTAAAGTATTTAGTTATTAATTAAATTGGCAACGCTTCTTGTGCGAGCCGTTATGCCTCAAGCCTGCATAGACTCATGAAGCCTTAACACCTCGTAATCATAGCCTTTGTCTTTAAAAATACTTTTCCTGAAATTTCGAAGTTCATTCTATTTTAGTTTTTCGCCACAATTATGGCAGTTGTTACTAATTCTTATATTTGTTTCAAACTCGCACTTATCACACTTTTTAAATACTTCGTGACTTGCTTTTAAGCCTTTTAAAACCATCCTTTAAGTTTTTGTAATCCGATTCATCACACTTCCTTTTACTAGTCTTACGTATTAAATCATAAGCCTTAGGAGAGTTAATTAACCGACCTGTCATATCTCGCTGTCCATCCTTGTGAAAATCAAAATCAGGGTATACCGCTGGTTCTGTAGAGTATTTTTCAATACTAGACTTTTCTTCGTCCGTTAGTGGCGCTTTATAAGTTCTTCTTTTTATAGCGGCGATATAATCGTCAGACCTCGCGTGAAGATCCAGCCTGTATGGTAATTTCTCCTTTCTTTCCTCAGGGCGTTCGTAATCCTGAGGGTTTTCGAAAGATTCTTGCTCTCTCATTTCTAAAAAATCGGCTCTATTTGACATTTTCTAATTCTTTTTTGCGCTTATTGGTAGCTGTTTTAAATGCTGTATCTTTCTGAAACGCTAAGCCTTTTTTCCAAACACTCTCAAGCATTTTAACATTAGCTGAAGTCTCAATCTCTTTTATTGCATCAGAAATAGTATAAGCCTTTTCATTGTGTTTATTTGTTGCGTCAGAATCCTTTGTGTCATCAATACAGAACAATCCATTTAAAGCGTATTTTCTAGAATAAGAAGATGTAGACCCTGTTATCTGGCTATCGTCCATACCCTTCTTTGTAGTAGCATGTCTGGCGTGCGCTGTCACCTCATGCTTGAAATCGCCATGTATAAATGTAGCAGTTGATTTTATGAATGCCATTCCGCAAATCTCTTCCACTGAATCAGACAATGTTAAAAGGCACTCATTAGCCACAAGAAGAGGCTTGACAGCTTCTAGTATATCTTCACAGCTTCTGTAATTGTAATTCCCGAAGGAGTTTTTTTGATTCTTAGGGGCTTTTAATTCACCCTGTATTTTAATAAGTGTTTTCATAGTATTTTGTTTTGATTGACAATACACGAATGTATATCTAATTAATTTAGCTGCAAATTAATTAGATGTGTTATAAAACACGTTTAAAAGAAATTGATTAATTCATTTTCAATATCCTCAGTAGTGCATCCGATAATCCTTATAATAACATTTATAGATGCTGAATAAAGCTTTTCAAATTCCGTCTCATCCATTGATGCAAAGTTTATCGATTTAGGTGTGTAAAACTCTCCTTTTGGAGTTATATGCTTTTCGTAATATCCAGATTGCATTGTTACGTAAGCTCTGAATCATTCAAAATTCATAGTGTTGTCTGAATTCTGGTAGCCCAGATTGACTAAAGCAAAGAACTTTTTGTGAAACTCGTAATTCCTTGGAGCTGTAACTTTAAATTTGTAATCCTTATTTGCCTTAAGCTTTTGCGCCTCTTCATTATCAGAATCATTCAAAGGCAGTATCTTTCGATTTTTTATTTGTGCGTAGAATTCCATTAATGTAAGTTTGGGTTTATTATTTCCACATGCTTTAAAGCATAACAGTTAGGAGATGCCATTCTTCGAACGGCTACTTCCTTTTGTGTTAGTAGCAAGCGGGGTTCGCTCTCGTATCAAAGTTCCTGCGTAATTGGAACAAAAAAAAAGAAAAGCCCCGCCCGCTTTTGCCTTATCAGGCAATTGGGGTAAAAGAACACATCACTAATTCAGTTTCTTCTACTCTTGTCTTAATATCGTCAATAGTGTATTTGTGTTTATTGCCAACTACAATAACATCCGCAACTATCTTTTCAGGTAAAGTGTCGTAAGCATCCGTTTCAAACACAATAGTGTCATCGTTAAATTTTAAAGCCAATGCGCTTTTACCTATCCCACTTTCGCCAATAAACACATAAGTAGGTCTAAGTTCTTTTTCTCTTCCATTGGCTTTGAATAAATCCATATTAACATTATAACCTCCGCTCGGGTAGTAATTACAACCTCCGTTATAATTTACGCTAAAAACATCGTTCTCTACATCTTCGGCTTCAATGCTAACATCATCAACAATAAGCTCTTTTATTGGCTTATGTGTGTATCCATTAAATTTGTCTACAATAGTAACATTGCGATTACCCCAAGATGCAGTACACCAACCAGAGCCACATTCTCCTTCTTCGGTTGTTAATTCAATTTCAACCTTTCTATTATCTTCAAGTAGTCCTAAAATTATGTGCTTTTCAAATTCAGCATCGTTGTATTCAAAATCACAATTATGTCCAGAAACTTCTTTTCCAATATACTTTTCTACTCTTAATCCAATAATTTTCATACCTATAGTTTTTAAATTAATAAAATAAAATCCCCACGCTTCGCTTTTCTTTTTTTAGTGCTTCGTTCGGGCGGTGGTGGGTAATTAAACCGCCAGCTACTAACACGGTGTCATATTGCATAGCTGAAAAAGCTACGACAATATACACCAATACGTTAGCAACAAGGCTACATTTCGTATTCTATCCTAAATTTTCTTATACTGTCATCGTCAAGCAAATATGCTTTTCTATGTGGCAATAGCTTTGTTGCAACTGTCCAAGTTTCTAGGCTGTAATCTTCGTACTGCAAGGCAATATTTGCTTTCCTTCGTGCTGCTTCATCAAGTATTTGCTCATTAGTAAGCCCAGTTGCTAGCACAGGCTCATAAGTAATAATTTTAACTAGCTTTTGTGCTAAATCATAAAATTTTGCTCTGTCAATAAACTCCACTACCCCACCATCTGCCATTGTTTTTACCTCAGTGTGCTTCTCTAATTCTTCTACTATTTCAATTTCTTGGTCTGTCATCTTTCGTTCTTTTAAGTCGTTAAAAATACTACTCATAGCCTAATCCATTAGGCGTAATTAGTACTCGCAGATTTCACAAGTATAATCAAATAATGCCTCTATCTCTGTACATATTGCCTTTGCCATATCCTTGCTTTGCATTAGTGTAGCCTCTCTCATTTTCTTGGTGTCTTGAAGTATTTCGTCAATCAATCCAGTATAATAAGTTACTTTAGGGTAAGCCTTAGTAGTTTCTCTTAACTTTATAAAATAACTACGCCTAACACGTTGTAAATGCAAACCGCTGTTCTCGTTCGAGCATTCGCCACCACGCAACTTTTCAATAGCTTCAG